CACTCGCTATCAGGGTTGCGTTAATTAATGTATCATCACTTCCAAAAACAAATATGCTTATTATTGATGAAGGCTTTGGCTCACTTGATGAATTAAATGTAGAGATATGTGGTAGACTATTAACTTCTCTTAAGCAATACTTCAAAAATATATTGATTATATCACATGTTGATGCTGTAAAAGATATCGTTGACAATATTATTGAAATTACTAGTGATAAAAATAACTCACATGTATCACATACATAAAAACTTGTTACAAGAGCTTGTTTCAAGCTCTTCTACATATAGAATACAAGCACAATATTAAATAGTATAATAGCAACTATGCACAAAAAAATTACAAAAGAGATGTATTCAATAATCATAGATGACAATGACTCTGATCATGTTCCGCTCTTTTGTAATGTTTGCTGTCTTCCAATGCTCATGGCTGAAGATGACACTTCATACAGAACGTTCCAGTGTTGCAGTCGCTGTTCAACTATGTGGGCATATCAAGATAAAGAAAAATGGTCAAACGGCGAACGACCAGAACAAAGTATAATAGACAAAGATAAAGAATTAAGAGTAATAGTGAGTAGTAAATTCATTCTTTAATATATTTATAACAAATACAGGATATAAAATGTTATCACAAGAGCAAATTAGAGCCCTCGGACAAATACTAGACACTACATTCGGGCGTAGTTCAACAACAGAATCAGCAACAGCTTCATTTAAGACAAAGCTTCAAGGCGAAATGTTGACAGTAACTTATGCAACAATTAGAAAGTTCGCATCAGAGCAAGATCAGTGGGAACAAACAAAAGGTTTTGATAGTGAGTCAGCTCAGCTAACTAACGACTTTATGAAAAACACAAAGAAAGACTTTAAAGAAGCCTCCGGAACTACACTAAAGGTAAAAGAGCAGTCATCAATGACTGATTTTGAGGTAATTGGAATACAATCTTACATTAGTTCAGCACGAACTGTATATTGTAAGAGAATTACAGTATTTGAAATAACAAACTAAGAGCCCTAATGGCTACTATACAAAAAGCACGACAAATAAAAGAAATAATAAAATGTGGCAAAGATCCAGTTTATTTTTTCAATAAATATATCAACATTCAACACCCTGTTAAAGGAAGGATCCCGTTCAAGACATTCCCATTTCAGAATGACTGCACACAAGAATTCATAGACAACAGATTTGTAATAGTAAACAAATCAAGACAGCTTGGGCTATCTACATTAACAGCAGCCTATTCTGTTTGGCTCTCGTTGTTTCAAAAAGACAAAAACATATTGGTCATTGCAACTAAGCTAGCAGTTGCTCAGAACTTCACAAAAAAGACTAAAATGATGATCAAAGGACTACCAAGTTGGTTAGTCTTACCTGATATCGTCTCTGATAACAAACAGACAATTGAGTTTTCAAATGGTTCTTCAATAAAGGCCGTACCAACATCAGACGATGCAGGTCGTTCTGAGGCACTTTCTTTACTTATTATTGACGAGGCAGCCTTCATTCATAACTTTGACACCCTATGGACAGGTCTGTATCCTACGCTTACAACTGGTGGGCGTGCAGTAATCTTGTCAACTCCTAATGGTGTAGGCGGACAGTTCCATAAACTTTACACAGACGCTAAGACTGGCGAAAACGATTTTAAAGCAATAAACCTACCATGGGATGTACATCCTGAACATGATGATGAATGGTTTAAAATGACAACAAACAACTTGTCAAAACGCCAGACTGCACAAGAGTACCTCTGTGACTTCGCATCATCTGGTGCTGTTTTCTTGGCAGACGATGATATTGAATGGGTAAATACAACTGTAAAGAAACCACTAGATCGTGAAGGACCACAGTTAAATGTGTGGATCTGGAAACAACCTCTTAGTGAACACAAATACATACTTTCAGCAGACGTAGCAAGAGGTGACTCAAAGGACTTTTCTACGTTTCATGTTATTGATGTAGATACAGGTGAGGTTGTCGCTGAATACCAAGGTAAAATACAACCTGACAGATACGGCGAACTATTGTCCGTGTATGGAAAAAAATATAACAACGCTTTGATGTGTCCTGAGAACAACAGCTATGGATATGCTACTATTCTAAAGCTACAGGATTTAAAGTATCCTAACATGTACTATAGAAATAGAAAAGGTGTCTTCATAGGAGATTACGTTCCTACTCAAGACACTTCAATAGCTGGTTTCACAACATCTGGAAAAACAAGACCTCAAATATTAACTAAACTAGAAGAAACTATACGAAATAAAAATATTATAATTTATTCTTCCAGGTTCTATGCTGAGATGAAAACATTTGCATGGAAAGGAAACAAAGCTCAGGCGCTAAAAGGTTACAATGACGACTTAATAATGAGCCTAGCAATAGGAATATGGTTATATGATGGGTCATCCGACGGCGGAGCAAAAGCTTCAACAATAAATGATGCTATGCTTGCGAGTATAAAAAAGACATCAACACGTCATGATTCAAATAGAATTGAAACAAAAATGAGCAATACAAAGATTATACCAATAAAACAGAATGGGATCTATACAGATGGAACTGCTTTTTCAACAAGACAAGGTAGAATAGATCCAATGTTTGATTGGATGTTTAAGAAATAATAAACATTTTGAACGATAAATATTAGAATACACTATATTTAATACACACTGTAGAAAATAAAAGTGCTTTAGCATAATACTTTTGTAGGTTAATAATGGCAGATAAAAAAAATACAAGTCTTTTCGGTGATTTAACTAGATTATTTAGAAGTGGTCCAGTAGTAAAGAGACGAATAAAGAGTTCATCAAATCAAGCAAACAACTCATCAGCATATGAGATGTTTAGAAAGTCAAGTAGTGGTGTATATAATACGGCAATGTCTGCTTATGGTTCTTATGATAGAATGGCAAGAACCGCTGATTTCAGTGAGATGGAATACACTCCTGAGCTATCATCAGCGCTTGATATATACTCAGAAGAAACAGTAGCATCAGACGAGGCAGGAACAGTACTTCACATACATTCAGAGAACCCAAAAGTACAAGAACTGTTAGAAGAGTTATTTATTGACACTCTTAACATTGAATTTAATCTTACTGCATGGGTTAGAAACCTCGTTAAATACGGCGACTTTTTCCTATTTAATGACGTATCACCTGATCATGGCGTAGTTAATGCCTTTCCTATTCCTGTAAATGAAATAGAAAGAGAGGAAGGATACGACCCAGAAGATCCAATGGCTGTAAGATTCAGATGGGTAACTCAAGGAAATCAAGTCTTAGAGAACTGGCAGATATCACACTTTAGATTGCTTGGAAACGATGCTTTCTTACCATACGGATCATCTGTTCTTGAGCCAGCCAGACGTATCTGGCGTCAGTTAATTCTTATTGAAGATGCAATGCTAGTCTACAGGGTCGTTAGATCTCCTGAGAGAAGAGTCTTTAAGATTGATGTAGGTAACGTACCTCCTGAAGATATCGCAAACTACATGGAACAAGTTCAGACCTCTCTAAAGCGCAACCAAGTAGTGGATTCATCAACAGGTAGAGTAGATCTTAGATATAACCCAATGTCAGTAGATGAAGATTATTATCTTCCTGTTCGCGGATCAGACACTGGCACAGACATCTCTACACTCGCTGGTGGAGCAAACACTACTGCAATAGAAGACGTTGAGTATATTCAAAAGAAACTATTTGCTGCACTCAAGATACCCAAGGCATATCTAGGGTATGACGATGGTCTGGGAGCTAAGGCAACTCTATCTCAGGAAGATGTAAGATTCTCTAGATCAATTGCCAGGATTCAAAGAACAGTAGTTTCAGAGCTCAATAAGCTAGCTGTTATTCACCTTTACGCAAATGGTTTCGATGGAGAGGATCTTATTGACTTCAAATTAAGTCTTTCAAATCCATCTACTATTGCTCAGCAGCAAAAATTAGAACTATTTAGAACAAGATTTGAAATCGCAGGACAGGTCCCAGACGGCCTTGTTGATCGTGAATGGATTCGTAAAAATATATTTAAGATGACTGACGAAGAGATCAAAGGGATAGAAGAGGGGAGAATAAATGACAAACTAAGTGATCTTGACGTAGAGAGTGTAGTTTCGTCAAATGACGCTGGTGCCGGCGTTGAAATGGGTGGCCCACCACCACAAGATGAACCAATGATGGAGACTCAACCACTCCAGGGTGATATGCTAAATGACTCAGACGAAGACGTAATGCCTTCTATTACAGATGAAGATGCTCCTCTTCGAGCACAAGATAAAGTCAACAGAACAACTGCAGGAGAATCAATAAAAGATGACACTTCTGGTCCTAAAAAAGAAAAAAAATACAGAGTAAACAAGCATGGACATAAACTACCTGTAACTGCGAATAACAAGATTGATCACAGACCAAGGGCAACCAATGTAAACAGGTATGGACCTAACGTTAGAAAGCATAGGTATGGAAAGCAAGACCAGGATTCTATTGCTAACCCGTATGGTTCAAAACCAGGTAGGTCTTTAAAGACAGCAGTAAATGCTATGAAGCCTCCTAAACCAATGATAATGGAAGAAAAAGAAGATTTTAGCTTTAACAACTATATTGACGACAAACTTAACGAAAATGCAAAAATGACATCTGAGATTAAATCAATCCTTAAATCATTTGATGGTCTAAAAGTAAGTAAAGACAACAAAGAATAATTAATTTAAACGGAAACCAAAATGGCAAAACATAACAAAAAAAGAAATGTCGGTATTGTATATGAGCTTTTACTAAAGCATATATCTTCAAAACTAGTAGAAAACAAAAAAGATGAAGCACAAATTGCACTTGATATTATCGAAAAGAGATTTGATCATAGCACTGAGCTGTTTAAAGAGTTTAGACTCTTCAAAGCTCTCACAACTGCATCAGCAGATGATAGTGCAATAGCTGCTGCCATAATACAAGAGTCAAAGGCAGCTGCAAAAAGAATAGACGTCGCTAAACTTAGTAGTGAAAAAGGAAGACTAATTCATGATATCAATCACAAGATAAACGAGTCAACATTTTACACTTCATCAATTGCCGACTACAAAACATTTGCAACTATTCAGACGCTTATCAATAACTGGAGAAGTGATGATAGAGCTGACCTTACAAAAATGGTTATGTACGAAGGACAGTTAATACAAAGACTTCTCGAAGTAAAAGCTGATAAACCAGTTCTTTCAGAGCAAAAGACAGAAGACACAGACAAGCTCGTTATAAAGATAATGACAGAGAAACTGAATGAAAAGTATTCTTCAACACTTACAAATGAGCAAAAGGACATCTTAAGAAAATATGTATTTGCAGCTGAAAGCAACGATATGAAAGAGTTCACAGTCTATCTTGAAGAAATCAAATCAAACACACTCAACATGATGTCTGAGCTTCGCAAAACTTCAAATAATGACATCATTTTAGAGAAAGTCGAAGAAGTAAAAAACAAAATAACAGCATTAAACACAGATGATATTCAAGATTCTACAATACAAAGATTCTTACAAGTATCATCACTTAAAAATGAATTGATGAAGGCACAATAATGACCAAAAAACTATTAACTGAGTGGCTACCACTAGTTGTCGATAAAAAAACACTTAATGAAAACAGAAGTGAAGACGGGACAATTACACTAAGCGGTGTCATACAGCGAGCTAACACGCTTAATCAGAACGGACGTGTCTATCCTATGGATATTCTGTCACGTGAAATTGACAACTACCAGAAGCTTATCCGAGAAAACAGAGCCCTCGGAGAATGTGATCACCCTGAATCATCTGTTGTTGAGCTTAAAAATGTTTCACATGTCGTCAGAGAAGCCTACATGGATGGTGAAGACGTATATGGAAAAATAGAATTATTAAACACACCTTCAGGACAGATTCTTCAGAGTCTTATTGAATCAGGAATAACAGTTGGCATCTCATCAAGAGGCGTAGGCAGCACTCGTTCAAGAGGCGGAAACGACGAAGTCCAAGAAGACTTTCAGCTTATCTGTTTCGACATGGTGTCAGAACCAAGCACACCAGGAGCATTTATGCTTCGTGAAGGAAAAGAAGTTTCTCAAGAAGAAATTGATCAAAACTTTAACAAAACAGATAAAATTGATAGAATATTTAATAGTATTCTTAAATGGGATGAATAATGTCATATTACGATAGAGATAAAGCAAACGCACAGCCAAGTATGAAGTGGCCTAAACCTCACTTCGGCTCAGTTGCTGAATATCAAGTAAGCCCATGGCCTTTTGTATACAATACGACTACAACAGCCGAAGAGCTGGTAGATTTTGGATCAGTCACACGATGGATAATAATTAATGCAATAACTTCAGCATGTACCGTTTCATTCACACCAGGTGGAGCTGCTTTTACAGTTCCTGTAGGAGAATTAGTTAGGCTAGAGCTAAAATGCACAAAATTATATATTA